CCAATCTTTGGTAGTGGCGATTTCACCAATGATACCACACCAATAACATTAACCAATTTTGGTAACTACATAACAATGCCAGACGACTGCGTATGGTATGCAAAATTGATGCTAACCGTAGCGCAAATAAGCGCAGGCATTGATGGCAATGGAGTAGTAGAATTCAACTTGCATTTAGCCACAAGCGCAGGGGTATTGTCAGTTAAAGATGCAATCATTGTGAGCGAAAATCTTGAAACGTTTAGCGGCAACTTTGAGTTTGATGTTGATATTATCGGATTGACTTTTGCTCCACGTTTACTCCTTAAAAATGACACGTATCCGCAAGACAATATCTTTGTTGGCGGTCAACTAATTTACAATCAATACCATTATGAATAATCCACAACAGACATTTAAGAATATTTGCGAGATGCAAAAGATGGGCATCAAGTCAAGGCACCCATCAAGCGAAAATAAGTTACCAAATTGGCTGACAAAAGGCATCAATTTAAGCGTTGTTGCTACTTTATTAATAGGTACTATTTACTTAATTAAAATGATTTTCAATGGCTGATAATAAAGTTGTTTTAGAATTTGAACTGCAAGGTAACGCAACCGAAAAGACGCAGTCATTAAGGGGACAAATGCGTCAATTGAGGGAAGAACTTGGAAGGTTACCCGAAGGCACGGCGGAATACAACAAAGTTGCAAAACAATTAGGTGAACTGACTGATAAAGTTGGTGACTTAGGTCGAGAAGTTAATACACTTGCAGGAGATCCATTGGAGAGATTGAACAACTCCTTTGGAATGATTGGTTCATCTTTGATGTCTCTTGATTTTGGAGGTGCAATAACTGGTCTTAATGGAGTAACTGGGGCGGTCAAAGAAATAAAATTCAAAGATGTTGCCGAAGGTGTAAAAAATGTAGGGAATTCATTTGCTAACTTAGGTAAAGCATTACTCACAAATCCATTCTTTTTAATAGCTGGAACAATAGCGTTAATCGCTATGAATTTTGATAAGCTGTTAAAAATGTTTCCAGGTCTTGAAGCTGGTCTAACTGGAATCAATGAGCAAGAACGTGAATTAGCAGAAAGCGCAGAGGCAAGAGCCAAAGCATCTCAAGACGCATTTGAGAATATTGATAAGCAAAGTAATATCTTAAAGTTACAAGGCAAGACTGAAAAAGAAATTGCTCAATTAAAATTAACCGCACTCAAAACAGCAATTGCCGAAGCTGAAACACGTTTAGGCATTAGCAAAGAACAAGCGGAATCACAGATTGCAGCAGCGGAAAGGAATAGAAAAATTTTAGATGGAATAATTCAGTTTATCACATCTCCATTACAAGTCTTATTAGGTACAATAGATGCGGTTGGAAATGCATTAGGTCAAAACTTTAATCTCCGTGCAGGTTTCAATGATATGATTGGTGACCTTGTTATTGATCCCGAAGAAATAAACAATGAATTAAATGCAGGAATAAAAGAGCAAGAAAATGCACTCCTTGCAATGAAGAACAATTATGCAGGCATTCAGCTGCAAATACGTTCGATGGATCAAAAGACTGCAAGTGATAAAGCCAATGCAAATGAGGAGGCTAATAAGAAGATTGAGGATGATCAATTAAAAACTATTAAAAGTAGAGGATTAACACGTTTAGAACTTGAAAGAACTGCGGCTATTGACATTTCTAAAATGCAGGAGGATTTAGCAAAGTCAAGGGCAGCAACTGAAATAGCAATTGAGGAACAAAAAAGGCAAACAATTTTAGAGGGGGAGATTGCCTTAAAAAATGCAAGATTACAAATTGCCCAACAAGTTCTTGGTGGTCTAATGGACTTGAATAGTCTACTTACAGATGCAGGAATTGTAAATGCTAAAAAGTCTTTCCAAATAAACAAGGCTTTGGGTATTGCACAAGCAACCATCGCAACTTATGAAGGTGCTACCAATGCCTTTAAGACTGCGAGTGCATCACCAATTACAATAGGTTTTCCAGGTTATCCTGCATTGATGGCAGGAATAGCAGTGACCGCAGGTCTTGCAAAGGTTGCCAAAATCGCAGCAACTAAATTCAATCCAAGTGGTGGCGCGTCTGCTCCTTCAGGTGGTGGCGGTGGTGGCGGTGGCGCAATGGGTGCAGGTGGCGGTGGATCAACAACTGCTCCAGCATTGGACTTGTCATTTCTAAACAATGGACAAACCAAAGCACAACCGATACAAAGTTACGTTTTAGCTACTAACGTAACATCGGCGCAAGATGCGCAACAGAAGATTCTTGACCAATCAAAACTAATAAAATAAAATGAAAGACGAAGAAGTAAAAGTCATTGAGTACACCATTGACGACAGTGGGTATCTTGGTGTTCACGCAATGAGCCTTGTAGAAAATCCTGCTATTGAAGTAGATTTTGTAGCACTATCCAAAACTCGCAAACAACAACAAGCTGCTGTTGAAGAAGGTGAAAGGAAAATGGTATATGGTGCAGTGATGTTACCCGAACAATTGATTTACCGAGTTGATACCGCAGGGCGTGAGTATTATTGCAAATACTCAAAGGAGACAATCAATAAGATAGCGCAGGAATATCTTAAAAGGAATATGCATCACAACTCAAATTTGGAACACGAAATTCCAGTTGCAGGTTGCACCGTTGTTGAGTCTTGGATAACAGAAGGACAATTCGACAAAAGTCAAAACTTTGGATTCTCCTTCCCGGAAGGAACGTGGTGCATTGGTATGAAGATTGACAATGACGAAGTGTGGGCATCTATTAAGCAAGGTGACGTTAAAGGATTTTCACTTGAAGGATTCTTTACTGAAATCAGTGATGAGTATATGACGCAGCAAGAGATTGAAAAGATAATGAAGGAACTTGAAAATGAGTTAAGCGGTCTGTAACGATTACACCCCGTGCAGGTGTATGTTTACCCGACAAAAAAGGCCTCCACGTTTGGGGGCCTTCTTTGTTGAAACAACTAAACAAACTTAAACGAAAACTATGCTGGAACAAAAGTAGTGTTTTTGCTACTTATGATTAGAAAAAATAAAATATAGATATGAACAAGGTAAATCAAATCATTTCTAAATACGCTGATAGATTGAAGGCATTTGGTATTCAATTGTCAGCCGAAGGAGAAATAACAAAAGAGGCACAGATGGCAATGGCCATTCTTGCCGATGGCACGGAGGTATATTCTCCAGATGCTGAATTCGCAGTAGGTAGCGAACTTTTCGTAATGGATGCCGATGGCAATCCGGTACCTGCTCCCGATGGTGAGCATACAACTGCCGAAGGTAAAATGATTGTAGTTAGCGGTGGAGTAATTGCTGAAATCAAAGAGCCTGAAATGGAAGTCGAAGTTGAAATCGAAAAAGAAGAACAAGCAGCATTTGACGGTGTTAGCCGTGAGGAATTTGAAAGCACAATCAATTCATTGGTTGAGGCATTCGAAGCGAAGATTGCTTCTTTGAACGCTGAGAAAGAAAATCTTTCTGCAACCATCGAAAAGATGTCAAAGCAACCTGCTACCGATTCAGTAAAGAAATCAGTTGCAGTTGCACAAAGCGCACCAATTGACTTGGCGAAAATGGATTCGAAAAACCGAATCTTCTCAATCATAAACAAATACAAATAATAAAATAAAAAAAGAAAAATGGCTTCAAGTTTAGAGATCAACAATTCAACCTACGCAGGTGAATTAGCGTTGCCATACATCAACGCTGCTATTTTGTCGGGAGACACTTTGGCGAAAAATTATGTAACATTAAAAGAGGGTGTGAAGTACAAGGCAGTAATGAAGAAGTTGTCAAATGCGGCATCTTTGGTACAAGCTGCATCTTGCGACTTTTCACAAGCAGGAGACTTGCAATTGAATGAGTCAGTATTGACCGTGTCTGATTTGAAGGTTAACTTGGAATTGTGCAAAGCTGAATTCGCACGTGATTGGGAAGCTGCTGCTACTGGCCGTGGGTTTATCAATGATGTAGTTCCCGCTAACTTCTCTGACTTTTTGATTGGTTATGCTGCTGCGAAAGTTGCTGAAAACATCGAATTCACTATTTGGCAAGGTACTTCAGGTGCTGGAACTTATCCTGCATTTGATGGATTTGAAGAAATTGTTGATGTAAACTCTACTTACTACCGTAATGATTGGACTGCTGGAGCTATGGCAGTTGGTACTGTAATTGCTAACTTGAATCAAGTAATTGACAACTTGCCAGTTGCATTGATTGGTTCGCCTGAGACTAAGTTGTATATGAATCGTCAAACTGCTCAGTTCTATCGTCAAGCGGTTGCTGCGGATGGTTACTTGCAACAATTCCAAGCGTCTTCAGATTTCAATTTGCAGTTTAACGGATATGATATTTATGTATGTCCTGGAATTAGCAACGGAACTGTAATTGCTGCTCAACCTTCTAACTTGTTCGTAGGTGTAGATGCAAATTCTGACTTTGCTGAAGTAAGAGTTGTAGATATGACTTTGACTGATGCATCTGACAATGTTCGTATGGCGATGAGATTCCGTGTAGGAGTTCAAGTCGGTGTATTGGGTGACGTTGTTTATTGCTACAACGACTAATAAAAACCACAAGTAAAGGGGAAGGTGGTTAGGTCTGCCTTCCCTTTATTTTAACTAACTAAAAATATAAAATTATGGCTTGTGAATTAACCGCAGGATTTACACTTGATTGCAAAGATACCATTGGTGGAATCAAAGCAATCTACTTGCAACAACACGCAGACTTTTTGACGGGTGTAGGTGCTAATGCAGGGACAGAAGAAATTGATACTTTGCCTACTGCATCCATCTACAAATACATTTGCCCAAAGCATACTGGTAGCTTTACCGAAGAGGTGGCATCCAGCGTTGAAAATGGTACAATTTTCTATACACAAACGGTAACCGCTACATTCTTTAAGTTGACTGCACCACGCAGAAAGCAATTAGAATTAGTTGCTAAAAATCGTTTGGTTGTTTTTGTACAAGATAACAACGACAACATTTGGATGGTTGGTAGAATGGATGGCGCAGAAGTTACCGCAATGACAACCGCTACTGGAGTTGCTAAAGGTGACTTGAACGGATACACCATTACATTTACCGCAGAAGAGGCACACAAAGCGTATCGTTTGGAATCATTTACATCAGTTCCTTTCGATAACTTTGAAGATATCACTGTTGTAGCTCCAACTATTTAATTAACTTTGTAGGTAAATGAATTACTTACAGACAAATACCGCATCGCAAACCCTCCTTCTCTCTTTAGAGGAGGGGGTTTTGCTTTTACCTACCTTTACCGACTATCTGTTAATCTTACAAAATGAGATTACACTACAATTATTTGCGGTTATTCCTATCTTAGTTGATAGCAATGAGCGCATCACAACTTTGAGCGTGAGTACTGATACAGATGATGCGGAGAATGGTAGTATTCTTATCACTCAAAGTGGTCGTTACAATTATATTATTTACGGTCAAAATTCATCTACTAATTTAGATTTTGAGGATCCTGTGGTAGTTGGAGAATTGAAGCGTGGATTTATAGAATTCACAGCACTCACTGAATACTTTGACCAGCCGAACCTAACCATACCTAATGACATCGAATACAATGGATAATCTCCTTTCAAATATAAAATCAAGAGTCGGCGATAAGGTCGAAATGGCTAAGTATGTAAAGATTGCACCAATTGAGAGAGAGAATGTATCAAGGGGATGGGTGAATTTTGGTGAATCTAATATGTATCCGCAGTATTTGATTGAATTGCAAAGCGAATCACCAGTTCACGGATCAATTGTGAACTCAATTAGTCAAATGATTGCAGGGCAGGGAATAGTTGGGGGCAATGATACCGCTAATGCGTATTTAAGTGGCTTAAAAATCGATTCAATCATCCCGCACATATCAAGAGACCTTAAATTATTTGGAGGTTATTATTTAGAGGTTATTTGGTCAATGGATAGAACAACCATTGCGCAGGTTAATCATCTACCTTTTGAGAATTGTCGTTTAGCTTGTAGTGATGAGAATGATGATTTAATTGGTGTTTGGTATTCACGTGACTGGAGTGATATGCGTAAGAAGAAAAACACACCGCATTTTATCCCAATGTTTGACCAAGAAACTAAGGATGCATTGCCTAAGCAAGTCATTTTTGTACACACGTTAAAGATGGGTAGTGAATATTACCCGAAACCTGATTACATTGGCAGTGTTAACTACATTGAATTAACTCGCCAAATTGGAGAATACCACGTTAACAATATTCTAAACGGATTCTTTCCTTCATTGATTGCATCTTTCAACAATGGCATCCCATCTTTGGAAGAACAGCATTTAATTAAGAATCAGTTACAGATGTCCATTCAAGGTGCTGAAAATGCTGGTAAGGTATTGACATTTTTCAATGAGGAAAGAGATAGGGGAGTTGAGTTCACAGCATTTCCAATTAGCGATGCAGACAAACAATATCAGTTTTTAAGTGAGGAATGCACAAAGCAAATTATGATTGCTCACAGAGTCACATCTCCTTTGTTATTTGGTGTAAGAGATGGCGGTGGATTGGGTTCAAATACCGATGAAATGAGAACTGCTTTGTTTATCTTTCAGCGTCAAGTTATTGAGCCTTTCCAAAGATTGATTGAAGATGGAATTTCTATAATTTGTGAGGCATCCAATGTTGTGGCTAATCCAAAAATTATTTCAAATGAGATTTTGGAAGTACAACCAGTTGAAGCGCAGCAATCAGCAGTAAAAAAAAAAGTTGAGTGCGAACACACGCACGTATCTCAAGAAGATGAGAGCTACGAGCCAACCGATGAGATGGCAGGCGAAGCGGAGTTAGGGTTGAAGTGGAGAGATGAATACGGCAGGGGTGGAACGGAAGTAGGTGTTGCACGTGCAAGAGATATCAGCAATAAGCGCAATTTATCTTTTGATACCGTGCAAAGAATGAATAGTTATTTTTCAAGACACGAAGTAGACAAAGAAGCTACCGGATGGAATCAAGGAGAGGAGGGATTTCCAACTGCAGGAAGAATAGCTTGGCAATTGTGGGGTGGTGACGCAGGTAGAGATTGGGCAAAGCGCATTGTTGAGCGTGTAAACGTTGAGCAGTCAGCACACGAATTAGATGCCATTGCAGAAGAACTCATTTCATTGGGTGAAGATGCAAATGAGGATTGGATTTTAATTGATGAATACGATGTAGATTATGATGAGGATGATGCAGAAAACGAAGCTATCTCACACATCTTTGATGCCGTAGAAATTCATCAAGTAAGTACTGGAACGGCAAGACCAAACGCAGTAAGTGACCAAGATGCTACTATCGATGAACGTAAGTATTACACTCGATATAGATACAGCGGTAGAATCACAGATGTAACACGACCTTTTTGTACTAAAATGCTACAAGCTGACAAGCTATATCGCAAAGAGGATATAATGGCAATGAACAATAGGGCGGTTAACCCGGGATGGGGGCCAAATGGTGCTGATACTTATAGCTGTTGGTTGTATAAAGGTGGCGGTAACTGCCATCACATTTGGAGAAAGCAATTATATATCAGCGCAAAAGGATTTGGATTGGATTTGAATAGTCCAAATGTCCGCACTCAGGCTTGGACAAGAGCCGAGAAAGCTGGGTACAAAATTCGCAATAACTACTTAGTAGAAAAGAGACCAATTGATATGCCATACAATGGGTTTTTACCTACCAATCCACGTTTCGGTAACAAATAAAATTTAAGAAAATGCCAATACCACAAGAGATACTTTTAATAAACGAGGACTACATCAAGAAATTTACTCCTTTAACGGATGCAGTTGATCCCAATCTTATTCGCCCTGCCATCTATCTTGCGCAGGATAAGTATTTGACCAACTTTTTGGGAACAAATTTGACGGTGCGATTGAAGGATGATGTAGCAAATTCTACTTTATCAGGCGATTACGAGACACTACTCAATGAATACGTGCTGAAAGTTGTGTTGTGGTGGACAATGGTTGAACTTTATCCATCTCTTTTGTACAAACATGATAACGGAAACTTGGTCAGCAGACAAAGCGAAGATACTACTCCAGTTACAAAGTTTGAAATGGAGTCACTCAAAGAAGCTGCAAGACAAAATGCGAGATGGTACACCAAAAGAATGGTAGATTATTTGTGTTTTAATTCAACATTGTTTCCCGAATACACAAACAATACCGACAACAACATCTTCCCTGACAGAAACCCATATGGCAAAAGCAATTTTCTCATATCTAATTCATATAGACAATGGCGAACAAGAATCAATCTCCAAGACTTTCTCCCCCCATCGTACTAAAGCGAAGGGAGTACGAAAAGCTATTAAAACAATACCTTAAAAAACAAGAGAAAAGATGAAAGTAAAGCTGTGGTTGTTGGGTATTGCAACGGTGTTTCTACCAATCAAAGAACTTATGATAACCATTGGTTTTTTGGTTGCGATGGATATGGTTGTGGGGATTTGGAAAGCTATTAAGTTAGGTCAGCGAATTCGCTCAAGACGAATGAGTGATACAATTACAAAGTTATTGTTGTATCAAATCGCAATCGTAAGCGGATTCTTGATTGAGCAGTATGTGATTGAACAACTTATCCCCATTACAAAGTTGATAGCTACCATTGTGGCAATCATTGAGTTCAAGTCAATCATTGAATCAATTGAATCGGTAACTGGTAAAGATTTGTGGAGTAAGATAAAGGCAATCATAGGTAGAAAGAGCG